ACCGTTGCGCGAATATCGATTGTCGCCATTACTTCGCCTGCCCCAGTGCGATGGACACGGTATAGATGTCAGTCCTGGCGCCTGCCACGATCTGAGCCTCAGCGACAGCGCTTGGTTCGCTCACTGGGTACCAGTCACCAGCAGCAGGTGTGGCCTGGATCGTTGTCTCGTACCACGTCTGAATAGCAGCCCAGCCCGCTGCATCCGTGTCACCCTCCAACGCACGCACTCGGGTAGCGGTCATCGGGCCGGTGATGTAACTCGCCCCACCTGCCGTCAATGTCAGTTGTGGAATGTCCTGGTAGGTCTCGGGTGGTTTGAGCAGCTGCAGCACCGTGGTGCCCAATGTCCAGGTGCCGAAGTGATACCGCGCCTTCGCTAGTTGCTCTTCTGCCTGCAGCACCTGCAGCGCCTCTGCTGCGTCCACCAGTTCCACCGTGGCCTGCACAAAACCGCCCAACTGCTCACCTGTGGGAGCGGTGATGAACCAGCACGCCTTGCTGGTCCAGCTCACGCCGTTGGCACTGAAGGTCACATCCACCGTGGTGCCGATGCTGTTGCTCGTCTTGCTGTCGGGATCCGTGATCCGTACATCCCTCCAGGTTTGGTAAGTCGTCAGTAGCGACTGCCATTCCGCTGCCGTCAGCATCACGCTGACCCTACATTTCTGCGCCGTCAGACCACGCCGCGTATCGGTCTCCTCGTACCCGAAGGGTTGCGCGGTGTAGGCATTACCGCTGTAGGTCCAGGTCTGAATCGTGAGGGTCATAGCCGTGAATTGACAGCTCCAACGATGTCGCCGGAAGCGCTACCGCCAGGTACCGCTACGTTCACGTTCCAATCCTTGCTGGTCAGAAGGTTCAGTGCATCAATCACCCCCGGTAGGGCATTAACCAAGTCGGTGTTGGTCTGGTGCAACGCTGTCGTTGCCAGCATCAGGTCGTTGTTGGCACGCAGCAGGTCGCGCTCGATATTGGCGATGTCCTCCGGTGCCCGCAGTTCCTGGCGACCGTTGTTGATGAAGTCCGCCATGGCGGCGTTGCGCTCGGTGAGGCTGCCGCTGAAGGTGGCGACCTCACCGAGTTGCCGGGCGATGGCGCTCGCCTCTTTGAACAGACGTGCGTTCGCATCAACCTGCCTCCTTTCGGCGGCCTCCGGGCTGAGGTACTTGTTGATGCCGCCTTCTCCGCCCTGCGCAGCAAGCAGCGCGGTGCGGGCGTCCTCAAGGCTGCGGCTGATGGTCCGCACTGAGTTCTTCGCTGCTTCATACGCCGACAGCAGGTCGGCTTTGGTTTGGGCCGCGGCCTGCTTGGTTGCTTCCGCTGCCTCCAGGGCTGCGCTCTTGAGGTTGTCGTCGTAGGGGTTCACCCGGGCCTGCGCCTGGGCGTTTTGCTCCGCACGCTTCGCGGCTTCCAGTCCCGCCAACGCCGACAACACACCAGCGCCGGTGCCACTCAGGTTCTGACGCTGCGAAGCAATGAAGGTCTGGTCTTGGATGTCCTTGATCCGATTGGCAGACGCGATGCTGTCGGCCCACCGCTTCTGGTCCAGCTGCGCCAGTTCCTTGGTGAGCTTGTAGCTCTCCTCGCGGTAGCGCTTCTCGATCTCCTCGACCTTGGCCTGCGCAGCGTTCTCCGGTAGCGCCGCCAGTTCGTTGGCCTTTTCCAGCTCCAAACGCTGCTTCTGCAGCTCCAGCGTCAGACGCCGGTTGCCGCTGACTTCAGCGTCGATCGCATCCAACCCGAGTGCATTGAGCTTGTTGGTGCGCTCCTGTGCCTCAGACAAACGGCGCTCTGCTTGAAGCACCTCTTCTGTCTTGCCATAACGCTCGTCGAGTAAGCGGTTTGCTTCGGCATACAGCAGCACTGCACCTTCGGCGTTGCTCTTGCCGGTGCGCTCACCTGCTGTGTTGTTGCGGGCCTCCGCCACCAGAGCGTTGCGTCCGGCCTCGTTGATACCCAGGCCCTGCAGCCGCTCGTTGAAGACCGCACGGTCCGCGATGGCTGTATTGACCGCCGCGATCTTCTCGATGAAGTCCGCCAACGGTCCAGCAATGAACTTCGTCAGGATCACCGACAACCGCGCAAAGCTGCGGTTCATCTCGTCGCTGGCGCTAGCCAGTTGCTTCAGCTCTTCGGTATCTCCAAACTGCTGAGCGGCATCCAACTGCAGCTGCGCTGCTGCCTCCGCCTCACGGCCGGTGGCAATCAGTGCTTCGACGTTCTTCTGCAGGGCCTTCGCAGAAATCAGTCCCGCCTCAGCTAACGCCTGGAATTGACCGATCGGGTCATCCAGTGCAGAGCCCAGCAACTGCAGGCGGGCTACAGCGTCATCAACTGCTTGGCCCAGCGCCGTACCGATGATGCTGGCGGCAAAGCCAAACTGCCCGCCGACCGCACCACCGGCAGCACCCAGCAAACCACCGCCGACACTTGCGCCAAGTCCTTGCCCGAACAGCAGTGGGAAGCCACCACCAATCAGTGCAGAACCCAGCGCACCGCGGAACCTGCCCTGCCGGTCCTTGATGTTTGCTCTGTTCTGAGCGCTTTCCTTCTTGGCCTGCGCTAAGAGCTCTTTGGCGATCTGCTCCTGCGCCTGCCGGCTCTCCTTCTTCGCTGCCAGCATCTGCTGGTCCTCAGCGATCAGGTTCTGCTGCAGCTGGGTGGCGCGGCGAGAGAACGCAGCAAAACCGCTTTCGTACTTCTTCTTGAAGCCCGCTTGCAGGTAGTCCCTCTGCAGTGAATCCTTCGGCGGCAGCTGCGGGCCAAACGTCAGTTGGCCGCGCTGGGTTTGACGACCCACCGCAGCGTTCAACGCCTCCAGTGACTGCCGTACCTGCCCGAAGATCGGTGGTAGCTGCTGGGCTTCATTGCCCGCTGCCACCAGTGCCTGCGTGAACTCACGGGCGTCTTGCAGCCCCACATCCAGGGCTGTGCCGCCCTGGCCTGGCTTGAGTTGCCGCAGCCCACGCTCCTGGTAAGCCGGTAGGGCCAGCTGGCTGCCGGGCTTCGCGGCGTCCTGCAACTGCCGCGCAATCTGCGCACGCTCAGTCGCAGTCAGCTTCAGCTGGTTCTCCAGTGCCAGCTGGTCCTGCAAGGCATCCGCCAGGCGGCGCTGAATCGCAACCAGCTCCTCCGTCGCCTGCAGCCGCTCTTCACTCCCCGGTTGGGCTGCATTGACGCGATCCCTTGCGTCCCGCTCGCCTATCCGCAGGTCGTTGATCGAAGCCAGACCTTTGGTGGCATCCCCCGCACGGGCCAGCGCTTCCAGCAGCGCTTGAGTGTCGGCGGTCATGCCCTTCATAGCTACGCGGGCACCCTTGATGCCTGGCTCAAAGCTCCGCTTGATCAGGTCCTGGAACCCGGCAAACGTGAAGGCCAATGCACCGCCGACCGCCATGGCCTCGGGGCCCATCGCGCTCAACGCCTGCGTCACACCCTGCATTGGGCCGGTCAACGCATCCAGCGTTCCCGCTGTGCTGCTAAGGCTTGACCCCCAATTACTCAGAGTGGCGGCGCCATTGCGGATGACTTCGCCTAGCTCTCCAAAGCCAAGCGGCAGCTTGCTAACGATGTCCGCCAGGTTGTTCACCTGACTGCCTACCGAATTGGCGACGTTGCCGATGCCGCCAATCGAATCAACGATGCCCTTGGCGGCAACACCGCCGGCACCCATCACCGCTAACCCCTCGGTTAGCCGCGCCACCTTGCCGCTGGCGGTCTCCGACTGCTGCTGCAGTCGTTGCACCTGCTCGATCGCTTGGTTGATCGTGCTGGTCACACCCTTGGGTGCGCCAAAGGCGGCGAGCTTGACTCCCTCACCTGCACCCTTCAGCGCCACCTTCGCTGTGGCTGCTGCAGCGCTCAGTGCAGCATCACGGATCTTCGTCAGCGTGGAGAGGAAGCCCTCACCCGATGCAATCGACTTGCGCAGCTCCGGTGAGATGCCCTTGATCGAATCGGCAAAACGCTGCGCAGCCTGGGCGTTAAGTCCCTTCTCAAATGCCTCGAACTCAGCGCGGGCTTGAGCAGTTGTTTGCTCCGCTGCCCGGATCGCACCTGATACCGCAGAGATGCGGTTCTTCAGATCCTCAAAGCCGGGTGCCGTTGTTTGGGTGACATCCCGCAGCTCTTCAAGCGCTCGCTTGTATTGCTTGAGGTCTCCGAGCGTGCCGTTCAGCGCACCGCTGAAGTCCAGCGCTTCACCGATGTCGTTGAACTTCAGGCCCTTCAGTCCGGCCTTCAGCCCACTCGCTAATTTCTGACCAGCCTGTTGGCCCGCTTGCTGCGCACCTGCGCCTAACCCGCTAAATGCCTTGGTGCCGGTGGAGCCGAGCGCACTCTCCGCCTGCGCTTTGAACTGCTGCAGCTGCTGCAGGGCCGCCTTCGTATCGACGGTGATCGTTAGCGTTGCTACCCCGAGCTGGTCCGCCACGATCCATTGCCTCCACGGCCTAACTTGCCCGAGGCGTGAGGCAAGTTAGGCAAAGACTTGCCGTGGCTAGCGCTCTCGTTGCTCTTAAAAACGCCGTGGCCGTCTTCACCGTCGCTGGTAGTGGCACGCGGGTAGATCCCGAAACCGGAAACGTCCTGGCGACCGATGAGACGGTCTCCTATGACCTCTTCCTTAGACGCGGTGGTGCGCAGGACGCCAACTACCCAGGCGTGGATGTGGAGACCGCGAACTACGACGGCTATTGCATCGCACCCCAGGCCCTTGATGCACGCATCCGCCCAGGTACCACCTGCATGTTGAGCTTTGCAGGTGATGCACCACGCGAGTGCGTCGTCGTCGATGCCCGCTACTCCTACGGCACCACCGGCCTCCTCGGTCAAACCCTCCAACAAGTCCTTGGCGACAAGATCCGCCTCGCTGGTAGCGAACAGCAATGAGCGTCTCCATCACCTGGAACATCGACAAGGTGATCGGCAAAGCCGATCGCATCGTCAAGGCTTACGCCCCGATCATTGGCGAACAGCTCAAGGCAGAAATCAACAAGGCCCAATTCGATTGGCCCAACCCCACACGTCGTAAAAACGGCAGGGTCGTCAGCTCGCCACGAAACATCGTGGATACCGGTGCCTTCGTCAATTCGCAGGCCCTTGAACTCCAGCCCTTCACCGCCAAGTTCTCATGGCCGGTGCAAGGTAAAGACGGCTTCTACAGCCAGGCCCTGTTGACCGGATGGCAGACCCCAAGCGGCAGAAAGCCGGGGCGAGATTGGATCACCCCGGCTCTCACGCACTACCCCTTTCCGGTGTTCTTCAAGGGGTTATGGACCTCTCTACCGATTAGGTAGCAGCGGTGAACTGGTAAGCGCCGTAGCCCTGCAGGGTGAAGCTCACCGATGCAATCGAACCGGCTTCGATCGACTCGCTGAAGTTGGTCACAGAGGCCAGACCAGCGTGCTTCTCGGCAGTGCCGGTGCCGGTCACAGAAGCAACCACGAAGGTCACGTCGGTGGCAGCACCTGCCAGATCAGCCTTGGCGATCGTCACGGTGTCGCCAGGCAGATAGCCAGTACCTGCAGCGTTCACGCTGACGCCGGTGACAACACCGCCGGTCAGGGTCACGTCCACGGTCAAACCAGTACCCGTGCCGCTGGAGGTGGTGGCCTTACCGGTCAGTGCAGCACCGGTGGCGGTGATGCCGGTGGAACCGGAGGTGATGGTCAGACCCGACACGGGGCCGGCGGTACCCACAGCTGCAGTCAGCGGGGTCTCGCGGTACCAGGCCACCATCACGCCGGTGGCGGAGTCGCGGCTGGCTTCCTTCAGCAGGATGTAGCCGGGGTCCTTCACGTCGATGTTCAGGGTGCAATCGACGGTGTAGGAGTTACCAGTCACCAGGCTGGCTTTCCAACCCAGGTTGCTGGTGTCATAGGTGATGACGTCCTGAGAGTCGCTGCTGGACTGAATCGCAGCGTTGCTCAGGTTTTTGATTTCGGTCAGACCAGTGGAAGAGACAGGGATCGCTGTGGAGCTGTTCCCCTTCTTCATGTAGGTCTTGTAACCGAAGGCAGCGAAAAAGCCCACAGGTCAGATCCAGACTCTGCCCTACCTTGCCCCTAACCGGCCTCCGACTCCTCCAGCAATTCCCACGGGGTTTGGCGGGGGCATTGGTGCTGCTCCCAACCCAGCTGTTCATGCAGCAGTCCGCTGGTGGCAAGCACTGCTTCGCGGATCTGCGTGGTGCTCACCCCCAGCGTCTCGCTGATTTCCTTGACGCTGTATCCCCTGGCAGCAAGGCGGCGTACCGCTGATCCCAGTTCCTTCACGCTGCGGGGCATCTTGATGCTGTAGCCGCGGTCGCGGATGAAGTGCCGGACCTCGCCCAGCGCAAACCGCGAGAAGATCGTGCTGAACGCACCCTTTCGCGGGTCGTAGGCGCGACATGCCTTGATGAAGCTGATGTCGATGCAGCTGTAGATCTCCAGCCGGTCCACCAGCGGATACTTGCGGCACAACTTGTGGCCCAGCAGACGGATCAATCCCTGATGCACCACATACAGACGGCCGATTTCGCGCCGCTCGACCTCCGACAACGGCTCCGCTAAGTGGCCGCTAGCCGGACGCCCAGTCAACTCCGTACCCGAGAGACCAGCTGGCACCCGCCAACACTGCTGGTGGTTAGACAACCCAAGATCGACGACAGATGGGGCAACACCGTCAACGGTGTCTTGATCGTGCTGCCACCACCGGTAGCGTTGTCGCGCCACTCCAACCGCATCACGTCCAACGTCAGGGACTTCAAGTCCTTGTTGGGTACACCGGGCACCAACTCACCAGCAGAGCTGGTGGCTCCTGCACTGCCAAGGCCGGTGATCAGGCCAGGGTTGCCTAAGAGTGCTTCGGCAAGATCGAAGGTCGCTAGTTCCAGCTCACGCGGTATCACCGTCTTGGTGTAGTCCTTGTCTCCACATTTGGCGCCATCACGCGGCCACTGCAAAGGCTGCGTTGACAACGCCTTGCTGCCGATCCACCCCAGCGTGTCTAACTGCAGCGTGGCCTGAATTAACGCCGCTTCCTTGTTGGTGGGTGTGGCGCTGGTCCAGTTGAGCGTGCCCAGCATCGTGGCGGCAATCGCATCACCCTCAGCAACACTTAAATAGCTGTTATCCGTAGTGGATCCAGCGAGTTTGCTAAGGCTCATTAGCCAGCTCCAACAAGGCTGCTCGCAGCAGCTGATTCTCTCGCTTCAGCTTAACGACGAGTCCAGCAACCACATCTCGTGGACAGTGATGTGCCAGGCGACGATATACCTCAAGGTCGAGCTCTTCCTCGACCTTTAGATGAGGTGCCGTGCCTGGCGCATAGTCCATCAGAACGTTCCGCAATCAATCACAGCTGTCACCACCCACTTGCTATTGGTGGCGTCCCACTTGAGCATCTGATCGGCAACAGTGCCGACAGGCAGGCGGTCATTCACCACCTTCAACTGCGCTGCATCAACCACCAGGTTTGCCGTGCCGCCGGTGATCGCAGCAGCATCCGCCAGCTGAACAACACCCTTTGCCGTGGCGGTTGCATCAGCAATGCTCAGACCCGGTTGGGCGGGGTTGGTCTTATCGACCGAGATCGGCAGCGTCGCGGTGATGTCCACCACCG